GATAACCGAGATTACCTTGAAATATATTGGTGCTGCATGCCAATTACATTACCTTGTACGGTTTCATCTTATGAAATTGACTGGCAATGTTGGGGCGTTAATGACGAGCATCGTTGGGTTAGACCAATGCCACCAATGGATTATGTTGTAAATATAAACAATCATCCATTTGGTGACAAATTTCATGAGAACATGAATTATGATGAATTTTGGGATATGTTCGCAGAATGGTATTCGCAAGGAAAATTAACAGCTAATTTAATCGGTATTAGAACGCAAGAAAGTTTAAACCGTTTTAGAGCAATCATGAATGATGCAAAAGAAACATTAAACGGTTTGCAATGGACAAAAAAAAATACAGAGCATGTTTTTAATGTTTACCCAATTTACGATTGGCGCACTCGTGATATTTGGATTGCTAACGGAAAGTTTGAATGGGAATATAACCATTTATACGATACATTTTACATGGCTGGTGTTCCAGTAGAAAAAATGCGTGTAGCTTCACCATTTATGAGCGAATCAAAATCAAGCCTTAATCTATATCGTGTTATTGATGGGCATACATGGGCTAGATTGTGTGCAAGGGTATCTGGTGCAAACTTTATTGCAACCTATGGCAAGCAATTAAATTATCATTCTTTTAAATTGCCAAAGGGACATACTTGGAAGTCTTTTGTTAAATTCCTGCTTGATACATTACCAAAAGAATCAAGCGAAAATTTTAAATCGCGCTTCATTCAGTCAATTAAATATTGGGGCAGAGTGGGGCGCGGATTACGTGATGATGTCATAGCTGATTTAGAAAAAAACAATATTAAATTTGTTATCAATGGCACAAGCCCTCACGGTGGCAATGAATTAAAACGTGTGATTATTAAAGTGCCGCCTGACAATTTAGACTGTTTAGATTCGCATAATAGTGATGTTACAAGCTGGAAAAGATTTGCAATTACAATTCTTAAAAATGACCATACTTGTAAATATCTGGGACTAGCACCTACTAAGCATCAAATGGAAAGACAAAAAACCATTGAGAAAAAATACAGTAAAATAACTGGAGATAAAAATGAAAGTAATTAACTTAAATAATTTAGATGAATCAAGAAAAGTAAAATTTAACTCAGGTGTTAGCAACAGAATTTTGCTTGAATCAGACAAGATGGGCTACACATTAACAAAAACGGTTATTGAGCCAAACAAAAAAGCATTCCAACATTACAAGCATCATTTAGAAAGTTGCTACTGTGTATCAGGCAATGCCACATTAACCAATGCTTTAACTGGTGAAGAATTTAACATCACATCTGATGTTACTTATGTGCTTGATAATAATGACCCACATTACTTTGAGGCACACGAAACAACAGTTTTAATTTGCGTGTTTAATCCACCATTAAAAGGCAGCGAAATACACCAAGAAGATGGTTCTTATGAGAAAGAGCAATTGTCACCTGTTTACAATGTTAGGCGCGTTCCTATTGAAAAAGTCACAGCCAATGATTATAACCCTAACAGCGTTGCGCCACCTGAAATGGCTTTATTAGAAACATCAATTTGGGAAGATGGTTATACTCAACCTGTAGTTGTTGTTTATGACCGTGAGAACGATAAATATGTGGTAGTTGATGGATTCCATCGTTATTGTATTTTGCGTGATTCTAAGCGCATTAACGAGCGTGAAAAAGGTTACTTGCCAGTAGTTGTTTTAGACAAAGAAATGCATGACCGCATGGCCTCAACTATTCGCCATAACCGTGCAAGAGGTTCGCATAACATTGAGCTAATGAGTACCATTGTTGCAGAGTTGGTTGAAATGGGCAAAGGCGATGCGTGGATATGTAAACATATTGGCATGAGTAAAGATGAACTATTACGATTAAAACAAATTACAGGTGTTGCTGCATTGTTTTTAAATCAAGACTTTTCAGCATCATGGGATGCAGAAGATTTTGAAGATGCAGAACTTGAAGCTGCTTAAATTTGATAGGGTTTACCACCATTATTTAGATTGGGAAGAAATAAACTTTAATATGTGGGGAATTGTAGAAAATAAAAAACTATGGTTAAAGCGCGCAATTAACTTTACTTCTGACCATCTAAAATATGGCAGATTCATGATGCGAGTTGTTAATGAGTGGAAAAATAGTTGTGAAAATTCATTAACGGATAATTCTCTTAATCAACGAGCTTGGGTAGGTCATGCAGCATGTGCTTTGGCTATAGGATGCCCTGAATCAATTACTCGAGAAGCATGGGGACATTTAACTTATGAGCAGCAATTATTGGCAAACAGTCAGGTAGACAGAGCAATTATGTGCTGGAAAATCAACTACGCAAAGAGTAGAGGTTTACTTGAAAACATGGATGAATCGTTGTTATTTGAATGGAATCCCTGATGAAGCACCTTTGCAACTTGAAAAGATTAACCGAGTTCCATCTTACCGAGCTATAGCAATGGCAATTTTAAACAATGATTTAATGTTAAGGTCTATAGGATTTTATGAAGATGAAGGTTTATTAGCTAAAGAATTGCGTAAAATAAAAAAAGATAAAGAAAATAAGCAACAAAACTTATTATGAAAGTTAAACAAAAGACATGCCGAGTTTGCAAGCAAAAGCACGTACCAACACGAGCTATACAACCAACTTGTAATAAATATGAATGCTTAGTAACATACGCTCAAGGCGCAGCAGAAAAAGCCGCCATAGCGCGTAAAAAGCGTGAGGCGCGTGTGCATAAAGATAAGTTAGAAGCTATTAAACCTAAATCGGAATATATGCGTGAAGCGCAGCGCGTATTTAATATTTACATTAGGACTAGAGATGCGGCGGAAAATTGCATTAGCTGTGGCAGGAACCATCAAGGGCAGTGGCATGCTGGACACTATCGAAGCACAGGAAGCTCGCCACATTTACGATTTTGCGAACTTAATGTACACAAACAATGCGCGCCATGCAATAACCATCTTAGCGGCAACATTGTCAATTACAGAATCGGACTTATTCAGAAAATTGGAATGGGAAAGGTTTTGGAAATTGAGTGCGACAATGTAGCCAAACACTACACAATAGATGATTTAAAAGCCATAAAAGTTAAATACAAACAACTAACAAAACAACTATTAGAGAGCAGATAAATGCAAATCACACTTGAAGCTAAAAAAGAATACAATAAACTATTAGAGCTTATTTACGATAACCCATTAAACGCTTATGAGATAGCGGCTTATCTTAAAATGAATGGCAGACAAGCCGCAAGATATAAAATTGATTGGCTAATTAAAATGGGTTACGTAGTGGCTATTGATAGCGGCGCAACTGGTAGAAGTAAAATTAAATGGTATTACAAGTCATTGCGTAAAAGTTTACCGCATGGCAACGAAGATAAAATTAAACCATTAGCTGATACGAAGTATGACGGATTAAACAACCCGTGGCGCAATGATAAAGTTACCTTGCAAGGCAAGCTAAGAACGATTGATTTGGATAAATTGCCACATAATACGGCTAAAGGCATATTAGGCAAACGTAGTGCGTTTATTGGTAATTCTTTGGAAACGATGAGTTTTTAATTATGTCAATAAAAGTAACTCCAAGCGAAGGTGTTAAATGCCCTAGATGTTGGCACTATCATAATATTAAAGATAATTATGATTATTTGTGTGATAGGTGTGTACATGTTATTGTTACTCATTATCCAGAACACAATAAAGAAACCACAAAGCTAATTTCAATTAATAGACCTGCATGGTATTTATTAGGGCATAGCAGGATTAAATCACATACACCCTTACGTACACCTTCACGTTTTAAAATAGCACCTGTAACAGCGTTTCTAGCGCCGCCATTAGGCACTGCAAATAGTGCAAACTCTGGCAGTCCGTAGCCTTTATGCTTAATCTCCCACCAAGCAATTAATGCGTGTTGTATTTGATGTTCGCTAGGTGCTTTCATAACAAACCTTTTGCAATTAGCTTTTGTTGCGTTTCAATCATGCCTTCATAGTGCGCTAGCTTTAACTCAGTTATGCTTAAATCAGTTTTTAATCTACGGTCTACAGCGTCATGACATGAACTGCAAGCATAAGCACCGTGAATATCGCTAACTTTTTGCGCCATACCATGACCGAAGCGCACACCGTTAATATGTGCGTACACTACGGTTTCAGAATTGCGATTGCATATATTTGGCAATCTGATTGTGCAATCTTCACCGTGCGCGCTTTGTGTTATTTTGTTAGGCATATTCTGCACGTCTTTTGTTTAACTTTAGTGGTCATATCCGAATGTCACAGTAGCAGTTATAGCCAAAGCCGAAAGCCAATAAAACATATCAGCCCATTTATTTTCATAAGCCCATCTGCAAGCGTTAAGCAGATATAAAATCATGATTAGATAATTAAACGCTTTAGGGTCTAATAGAATGTTCATTCAAATAATCTCGTTTGTGCCATAGCTTGTTTTACTCTGGCAATGCCAGCGTCAAAATAATCTTTGTCTAACTCACTACCTACAATCTCAAATCCTAGGTTGTGGCAAGCGATAACGCTACTCATTGAACCTAAATGAGTGTCTAAGATTTTGTCGCCTTTTTTTGCGTAGTTGGTTAGTAGCCATTCGTAAAGTTTTACAGGCTTTTGGGTAGGGTGTATTTTTCCATTGCTATCACCTTCAGCAGACCTTGCCCTTTGAAATGTTTTGCAGTTTTTATTAAAGCTAGTCCAAGCCAATTCAAAAGCAGCAAAGTCAGAGTTGTAATCTAACTTATCCCAAATTAAACAACATCTAGTATTTCCAAGATAATCAAAAAAATAATTACCACCCCATATAATTTGATTTTTAGATACGCGCTTTAATTGCAAAAAATATTCAATCGTAGGAATTGATTTATCCCAATCTTTCTTCTTGTGAATTCCTAAGTCGTTTGCACTACCTTTACCCATAGTCATGTTAGATGCGTCTATCCCATAAGGTGGGTCAACTATCGCCAAGTCATAAAACTTATCAGGCGTGTTTGCCATTAGTTCCATGCAGTCTAAATTATGAAGCTGTGCTTTACCGAGTTGTATCATTGAATTGCCCTCTAAAGCATTGATTGAGTAAGTGGCTGTTTGCTGTTAGAGCAACAAACACTTAACGGCTACTCCTAGCACCACGATTAAAACTATAATCTATCTAAATTTATATATCAAGCACTTTTAATTGTTTATTTTTATGAGATTCACAACACCATTTAGCACCTAAAATATATGAGCCACTTTTTGTTACTCTTAAATATTCAGCAACTTTTTCACAAGTAAATTCGCATCTATGCCTGTTAAAATTTTGAGCAATTACATATTCAGTTTTGTTTTTTCTCATTTTAATCACCTTTTAATAATCATCGGGATATTTTAAATTTAATCCATGCTTATCCCAATAATGTGCTTTTACTGCGTCTAAGTATTGCGTTAATTGCTTAGTGTTCATGATTGATGTTACTGGCAATATTTTCATGGCTTGCAGTTTCTTTTCGTAAGGCAACGGCTTAATCACTAAATCGTATGCTTGCCTAAATTCAGCATCATCTGTACGCATTATTGGGACAGCAAAATGAAGTTTACAGAAACACTTATGCCCTAGCGCGTCATCTTGTTTTAACGCATAAGCCATTTCACCATACCAGCCGTGTGAAAGTTTATTTTGTAGCTCACTGCGTTTTTCGGTAAATTCACGAATAACCATTGTGTGCTTAACTGTTGGTGATAGTTCTTTAATCCTAGCGATTGCATTTAGTTCGCTATTTGGCACACTTTTATCAATGACTAAAGTTAGCATGGTTTTGGCTCAACTAAATTACATGGCTTGTTATTATCATGCCAGCATTTAACGCCTTGTTCGTTAATGTACAATTTTCTAGTTAAACCTGTTTTAAGGTCTATTAAATAACCAAATCCGCGTAATGGTTTTTTAGTCATGTTTAACAATCGCCATAAAATATTCACAGTCATCGCCAGCCATTTGCCAAAAGTTAGACCATGATTGATGCTCACTTACTGGCGCAGTAAATCTTTTACAACTTTGACGATAAGCGCAAATATTACCGCCGGCTTCATCTTGTCCTGCGCATTTGCTAATATCAGCCATTTACTTTCTCCCAATCTTCTGCACATTCTTTATTGCACCAGCGTAACCCACTAGAAAGCGGCTCAAAGCAATTTAAACATTTACCCGTAGCCTTAGCCTTGCTTTCGTAATTTCTAGCGGCTAATAAGCTAGTATCGCGTGCTAACTGTTCAATATCACTAGCTTGGTCGTGTTCTCTACTCATTGTAAATTACCTTGTGTGTTAAATAATGCCACTTTTGAAAATAGCTCGTTTAGGTTATCAGGCACGTTAGGCTGATTAGTTTCTAGTGAATAGTCAATCCAATCTTCTAAAGCGTCGGCTTCGGCTTGAGTGATTAGATTAGCTTCTATTGCGCGAGTAGTGAACATCATAAACTATCCTTTTTCATTAGGTTTATGGTCTTGGCAATCATTATGCGGACTCTTTAAGGTAAACATCGGCAATATTCATTACAGTAAATCCATATCCATTAGGATGCCACCCAGCCGTGTCTATATGCAAAACATTTCCAACCCATTCACGCTTTTCTAATGGAGTATGCCCACAAATTACAACATCAATATTTTCAACTTTAGATTGCTCAAACATTTTATTTTCAATCCTTGACCTATCCCACATGCAACTATTTTTAACGTTTTTTTGATATTTTGTATTTTCCAAATTAGCCAAAGATTTTTTAAAAATATTCCAATCATTAAATGGACAATTGGCGTGAACGATACCAATTTTCCCATATTCAGTTTCAAGTTCAATTGCAATAGGCAGGCTTGAAAATCTATCTTTATAAATAACTTTTTCATATTCTTGCAACCCTGCAAACCAAATTCCACCGTTATATATCCAATTCCCTACATCACAAGTATCATATCTACAAACGTAATCATCGTGATTTCCTCTTACTGGATGAAACCAATCATAATCAAGCCATTGCAAAACCATTTCACACTCATCACCACGGTCTATTAAATCGCCAACAGAAAATAATCTGTCACCATTTTCAGGATTAAAGCCGATAGCATTTAAATGATTTTTTAATTTACTAAAGCATCCATGTATATCACCTACTATGAAATCTTTGCCAATTTTATTTTTATTAAATTCTTTAATCATTTTTCATCCTTTCTTAAATTGTGCAATTCCGTTACTCTAGCTTTTAACTTCTCAATATCCACGCCATACTTTACGCTTAACTTTTCCATGTAGCTTAACTGTTCATACTTTGGCATAAATATCATTAGAACGTGTCTAGCTAGGCAATCTAAGCAAGTCATGTTGTAGTGGTGTGGGCTTTTTTCGTGAATGCAATTTTCCATTTTTGCCATAACCCCCGTTTAACGCATTGCTTGTTTTAATATTGTTCACCTATAAGACCCCCTACCCCATAAGGGTATAGAGAGAGAAGTGGTTCACCCCTTTTGCAAGGTATTCACATGCTGACGATTTAGTGTATTACGCCATGCCCTCGACTTGTGAATGCGACCAGTCGCAGGATTATATTGTCGGAATTGCACCGCTAGAATTTAATCTAGTTTACCTGTAATTCTGTTCTGGGTACGCCCGAATTTTCGGCTATTAGCTAACGCGCCCTGACGAGTAAAGGCAATAAAAAAGCCCCTTATCCGTAAAGACAAGAGGCTTCAGTAATTATCACTACTTCTGCGGCTTGGTCTTTAAAGATATACTTATGCAATTCTCTTTAAAGGCTGATACTTTCTATCAGCTCCGCATAAGTGGTTAGGTTTACCAGACCTAATAAGCAAATATTAAATGAATAAATAAACTATTGCAAGCCTTTAATTAATAATTTTTTTAATTCTTGCGATAATTTAAAGTAACTTTTCAATTTTGCTTCATCATTAAAATCATTGCCTACGGTATCGCTTATCCAATATCTCCAGCCTATTTGCTCGGCTGTTTTTTGCCCTGTAAGGCTTGCGTCATTATCGGCTATGGTTAAGCCATTGCTTAGTGTTTTGGCTATTTTAAGCATGTTTCCTGCGCTAAAACATACGTGTACTTTGCAATCTATACCAGCCATACGCAAGGCTTTAAAAACGCTTTGCCCAGTCGCCCAGCCCTCGCAAACAACATCAATTCCACGATTGCCAATAGTAAATGTTGCCATGCTTGTGACTTGACCGTATAAGAATTTTTTATTGCTATCTACGTCAATCATTTGCAAGCCGACCAACTTACTTTCTAGGCGCATCGGTATAAGTAATTTACCCTCGTAAACATAGCCTTTTAAGTCGTCAAAACCTTTCGCATCTAGGTACGCATGTTTATCTACGATTGCATTTTTAAGATAAAACGCGGCTTTACGTGCGGCGGCTTCGTTTAGCTTTGCTTTGTCCTCGTAAACTTTCTTTTGAATAGCCCTAGCTTGCACATAATCAATGTTTGGCGCGTTTTCTCGGTATAAGTGTGGTTCTGTATCAAAAGCCCAATTTTGCACAGCACCACGCTCACCATTAAATACATAAGCACCATTTGTTTTATGTGGGTGGTCGGTAGTCGGCACACGTTGCCATTTACCATTAGATACTATGCTTCGGATAATCAAGCCGTGACTTTCTGCAAATTGTTGAAAGCTCATTTTTTACCCTTTGCATTTTTAATATTGATGTATTGAATAAAGTTTAAAACATCAGCACTAGGTGGCGTGGCTTTCTTTTCCCACTTCGGTTCTATATTAAACTTTTCTTTATATTTCCAAAATGACCAGCCATCTTTATAGCCATGTTGTCGTGCATAAAACAATAAGCCTTCGTAAAATGCACGCTTATATTCACTTGTAAACTTTTCAGTTTTAACGTCTGCCAGCTCTTGCATCTCACCTGCTACGGTTTGAACTGTGCTTTTCTTTTCCATTACATGGCCACATGAGATACACGACGCGCCAATAGTCCATAATGCACCGCATTTAGGGCATTTAGCCTTTTCTTTTTCTTTAATGGTAGGCTCTTTTTTAGGCTTCTCACGGTCGTCATTTAATTCATGTACACCATTGGTATAAATATCGTCAAAGTCTGATTTAAAGCGCAAGTAATTACCGCTATGGTCTTGAATAATGCAAAATTCTTTATTCGGATATATCCGCGCACCTCTACCAATCATTTGCATGTGCATTGATAGGGATTTTTTAAGCGGTCTAGCGATAATTACATGCTCAACATCGGGAACGTCAAAACCTCGTGTAAGAATATCGGTTGAGATAAGTCCATCAATATCAGTATCAGGTTTGCTAAATTCTTTAATCACTTCGTCTTTAAATTCGTCTGTATCTTGGTATGAGATTGATATAAAGTTTTTGCCGACTTCTGCAAACTTTTTAACCAACTCTTGACCATGTGCCACGCCTGCACAAAATACGATTGTTTTGCGCGTTTCTCCCCAAGTTCTGTTAGCAATATTCACGTAGTCTGAAACAATATCGCCAATAATTTGCATACCGCGCCTTTCGGTTTCGTCTTGCTCAAATTCACCGCGCACAATTTTAACGCCCTCTACGTTTATTTCATGTGCAATAAATACGCGAAACGGCACTAAAAAGCCTTGTTCTACCAATTCGCGCATGGTGATAACGTTGACCACATTTGAGTAGACCGCGCCAATCCCTTTAGTGAATGGTGTCGCAGTTAAGCCAGTGACTTTTACATTTGGGAATATTTTAAGAATATTTTTGATTGATTTACGAAGCAGCGCGTGGGCTTCGTCAATAATAATAATGTCAAACTTAGGCAGCGAAGTCATGCGCTCTAAAGTTTGAATTGAAGCGACTTGCACTGGCTCTTGCGGTCTAAATCGCCAATGCTTACTCATGAGTATGCCGTGGTCTATTTTACTGCGGTCTAGGTGGCTACTAAATTGGTCTACTAAAACGCGCCTATCCACAATAAATAGTGCGCGACTGCCTTTCTCTTTACATAGTCTGATTAGCTCCACTGCAATTACTGACTTACCTGCGCCTGTACTAGCGCAAAGTATTTGGTGATGGTGTCCAGCTTTAATGCCTTGACGTAAAGCATCTAGGCTATCGCGTTGATAGCTTCTTAATTCCATAATACACTCCAATTACATACTGCGTAAAAAACGTTACGCTCGTTTACTAATTACTTTTTATCTAACTGTTTTCGCATCATTGCTACTTGTTTTTTAAGTTGCGCGTTTTCATTCATGTAACTATCACGCGACTTCTTAACTGCGTTTAATTCTATCACTAAATTATCGTTTTCTTTTTTTAATTCAGCGATAATATTTTCTACATTTTCAGCACCATCATAATTCTGTGTGGCTAACTTAATGTTTAAATTTTCAACCATTTTAGATAGCTCTTTATTACTATCTTTTAAAGCGTCTTGCTCGGTATATTCTGGCTCAATAATAGGCAATTCTGCTTTAATTTCACTTTCTAAAATTGGATCTAAAACCTCTTTTTTTGGTGAAGCCTCTAGCATTGGCGTGGGGGTAGTGGGGACTGTCCCCACTTTTTGAGATAATTCAGCCCGTAATTTACCGACAAATTTATGGTCTACTCCTGCCTCGTTTGCAATAGCTCTATCACTCCATGTAGACCAAACTTTGTGAGCCAAAATCATACCGACTGCATGACGTTTATCAGCGTTAGTTCTGCGTAAGCCGTGAGATATATTTGAACCTATGCTATATAAAATAGCTTCGTCTTTACTGCCGTTTTCAATATCCGCGTTAATCTCAGTTATCTCTACAATTTTACTAGCAAAGTAACGGTGAAAGCCATCTGCAAGCCAATAATCAGAGCCATCAAAAAATAGTTTAAGAGGTGGGAATTTTGCGCCACATTTCATAGCTTCGGCATATTCGTTTACAACCTCTTGGTTGAGCTGTGCGCGGCTTTGTGTGCCTTCAATTTTAATTAAATCAATGTTTATCATTTTTCTGCTTTCTCATAATCAATCACCCACATTGCGCGTGAGTAACTGCCTAGTTTAATTGTTAAATAAGCAATCCGTAAAGCTAATTTCATTTTTTATCCTTTTCAGCATCAGCCAAGCCTTGCTTGTAACTTTCCCATACAGCGCGTGTAAACGCTTCATCTAGGCTACCTGTCTTAGCTAATTTATCGTTAAATATTTGTTTAAGTTGGGTTACGTTAATCATGGTTAATTAAATAAATCTAAGTTATTATCTAGTTCTTTTGGTAAGTTATGATAAGCACCTTTGGCAATACCTTTGCGAATAGCAGTCCATTTATGGCTAACAGTATCAGGATGCACACCTAATACTTGACTAATTGCGTAATTGC